GTCCGCCAGCTTCGCTGCGGCCCCTTTCGACACCGCGCCCGAAGATCTTGTTGGCGTCGGCCTCAGTGGCCGCAAGCATGATGGCGATATCAGTAATCTTGACGCCAGTGCCGTCACACAGTCGATAGATCGCGCTGGCGGCACTCTCGCGCTCGCCAGCGTGGTCCGAACCGAGCAGCTTGAATAGTTTTAGAAACCGTTTCATAAAATCAGAATTCTCGCTCATCGCCAGCACCTTTCGCGGTGCGAGCACAGATTGCAGCGCCAGTCGTCCGGGCTCCTGGCAATGCGCGGCAACAGCTCACCCGCCCGTGTCGCCGCGATGATGGCGACCGCCCGGTCGCTCATCGCCTGTGCCAACGCGGCGTCGAACGGCACCAAAAAGTGCAGCCGTTCACAGGTGTCGGCGTTGAGCACGGTGAACAGCGCCGAATTCGTGTAGTTGAGGTAGGCTTGATAGAGCGCGACTTGCCCAGCGTAGATTGCGTGCAGGCCGGCTAATCCGTCGCGGTTGATCGCCCTCCAGCCCTTGGCGTTGAGGCACTTATGCTCCCACACGCAAGGATATCGCAACGCTGGGATTGCCGGGCCACTGAGCAAGACTCCATCGGCATGCCCCCTGAACAGCCCGTCGGCCGCGGTAAACTCAAGTTGTTCTGGCGAAGCGAACTCGAATCCAGCCGCAATCATATGCCGACGGCTTAGATCCTCGCCCCAATACCCACGCGCGAAGATATCCTTGGTTCTTGCAGGAAACTCCGGGTCACAGATCCAGTCATATTGCACGCGACGCAGACATTCCGCGGCGATCACACTGGCGCCAAGGTATCCGCGCCACTCCCCCGGCGGCTCAGCTCGCTCGATCAGCTGGTTGATGAGCACGTTCAGCGGCCGATCGGAGAGGTCATAGCTGTTGAAGTCCAGTATCGTGCTCACGACTTGACCTCACGCAAATCAACGCAGCGCATGCCGTGCTAACGGAGTAGCCCCTTTAAAACCCAGCGCACTGATCTGATTGGGTCGGCGCCCGGCAGAGGGCGCAACGTCAGCACAAAGAGCGACGCAGTGTTGTTGCTCAGAAAGGGATCGGATCGCCGGTCTTCTCATCGAACTCCGCACGCTTGAGGATCTTGCCGTTGGCATGGTCGCGGACGATCTCGGCCTCGCCGATCAAGCGATGCGCTAACATCAAGAAGCTCGTCATCGTTTCGGGCGACCACTTGGTCAGCGGTTGCGACCAGTCGAGATTTGCTTGATCTGCTAATGTCCGCAGAATCGACCTGACAACGGCGCTGTCGCAGGGCGACGGGGAAAACCCGGTTAGCCGGACGAACTCTTCACTGTCGCGACCTTCGGCAACAGCCTGCTGAACTCTGGTCTCGATCCAACCGAAGATTGCGGCGCTTGCGATCCAACCCCACTGTTCCTCTTTGATCGCGCCGGCCGGGGTGTTCATCAGCGGGCCGTTGCCGAGGACGATCTTGCGCGCACTGGCGACGGCCGCGGCGGTGGCTTTGTCGAGCCATTCGTTTTCCTGTTGTGTGAGCTTGCCCATGATGGCCTCATGTCTGCTGAATCTGAGGGGGAGGCCATCGGCCAACGCGGCCAATGGCCCGTCCCCAAGTGCGGCGAAGTCGATCATGCCCAATTCGGCCGCTCGAGCTTGTTAGCCGTCGTCGGCGGTTGCGCGCCGCTCGCCTGTGACGATGCGGGCGGCGTAGATGTGTTCGCGGCCCGGCCAAGCAGGTCGCGGTCTATCTGCTCGACCTTGCGCCACGTCTGACGTTCCGGCGTGATCACTTCTTTGATCACGTTCTTGGCCGCGTAACCGTTCTTCGGCGGCTCGATGCCGAGCCGAGCAAGGAACCGCAGCTGGTCGAAGTCGCCATAGCTGTTTGCCCGTCGCGCGGCTTCGGCCGCCTCGCTCTTGTCGTCGGGGCGATACCCGAGCGCGCTTTCAAGGATCGCCCTGAGGGTCCTACGCGAAATATCAATCGCCTCGCCGTGTTTAGTTTGATCAGGGCTGGCGACGGTGTAGCGAGCCCACAGCTTGCGCTTGGCGTATTCGCCCTCGGTGATGACGAACTCGCAAGCGACGTGCTCGCTGTTGCCATCCTTGGCCTTAGTCAGCCAGTGGTCCTGGCCGGCGCCGCCGGGGTTGACGGTCATTTGCAACACGCAGATTGTGTTGTCAGGAATGACATCGAACGAGCGTTGGTCGCCCGCATCGTTGAAGTTCAACGCATCTGACATGGTTCTAGTCTCCAGTTCTGGTGGTAAGCTTGGTTAGAAGTTTGCCGAGATCCGGCGGTTCGATCTGATCGAGCTTGCCGGACCGGTCTTTCGCGGGGAAAGCCCACATATTCGGCGACGAACAAACAAACCCGCGTGCGGGCGGCTTGCCGTCACCGAAATCGAGGAACTGATAGGTGATGATTTCGTCAACGATGCCGGGCAGCTCGCGGGCGAGCTTCTGCCCTTCGGATTGCAGCTGCCAGGTGGCGACGTTGAAGTCATCAACCGCACGTTCGAGAACGCCGACAAAAATCACGTTTTTTACGCGCGCATGTTGCAGATGATTGAGCCAGAGCAGCATTTCACGCCCGAGGAGGCCATAGGCAGAGCGAATGTCTTTCCGGCCTGTACGTTCAGAAAATGCCTCGGGTTGTTGTTCGGCCCAACGAAAGGCGAGGCGGCTGACGGCGGTAATGCTGTCAACAAAGATCGTCGCATAACGTTCGAGGTTTGGCAGTGCGCCGCCGACGGCTTCGTAGTGCTCCGGCGAGTAGCACATGTCGCGCGAGAACGATTTGTTCGCTCCACCGATGCGAACGGCGATATTGCGCAAGGTCGGCCAGTCCTCGGCGCGAATCGTATCGACCGGCACGTCGAGTACCGACAGATCGCCGGCCTCGTTATCGATGAACAAGGTGTGCGCCGGATCGAGCGTGCGTAGCTGCGAGGTCTTGCCGACGGCAGGTGGACCGACGAGCAGGATCTTGCTGCCGCGCACCTCGGCTAGACGTTCGGTTGCACCGATAATCTGCATGGCGCCGCCTCATTTCCTCACCTGCGTGAGCAGGAGCCTGGCGGCATCGCTGTTCTGGTCGGCCAGCGCCTCCACACCACCGGTCGCAAACGTGGCGACGGCTTTGAGCAATTCCGCGAGCGTCACAACCGAGTTGCTGTTGAACGCAACATGTGCGCCCTTGGTGAGCTTGGCGATCTGCGCGAACACATCGCGCACCGCTTCGTCCTCGTTTTCCTGAAACATGAAGAGAGGGATGTCAGGACACGAGTCGTACAGATCCGCTGGCGTCTCTTCACACGCGTCACCAACGAACACGACGGCGTTCACCGGCTCGCGCTGGTTTTCCCTGCGCACGTGATCGAGGACGCGGCGGATCTGTGTATGCCCGGATTTGCACATCAACCCGGTCATGATCGAGCGAAGTTGGCGGGCGTCCGATACCCACTTCGATGCCTTGCACTCGCCCCAACCGCGAAAGTAAATCAGTTGAACGTCGAGCCCGCCAACGTTGGCGACGGTTTCAAACATCTGTGCTTGAAGGTGCGAGGCCTGATCCCATGTCGCTTGACGAGACGCCGTCGCATCGAGCGCAAAGATCAGCCGCCCGCGGCGCTCGATCTTGTCAAGGAACGCTCCGAAACCTGAGCTTAATGTACCGGTGGTGGCGGTTGTCACAGGGGAACCCATGAGTGCGATTCCTTTTGTTTAAGTTGATCGAATGTTTCTGCACATAGTTTGATACATACTTTGCGTCGCAGTTCGGAAGAGATCGGCAACTCGTCCGGTTCGGTTAGTCCGTCAGCGAGCTTGTCCATCGCTTCGGCGGCTTGCTGCATCAATACTTGCTTGCGCGCTTCCAGTGCTTCGGGACCATGAGTCCATCGCCAGCCGCACGGTAAGTTGGGGAGGTCGAGGCCGTCACTCATCAGATATCTCCTGGATCGCGGCGGAACCATTCATTGCGGCGTCCCCCATTTCTCAAGAATCGTCCGCAGCGATTCCTTCTCTGCTTGGCTGTTCGAGGCAGTGCGAAGATTGTTCGGGTCCATAGGATTCAGTTGATCGGCTCGCATGGCGCGCTGCAGGAACTTAGGGATGTCGAGGTCCCGCGATTGACTCCGAGAGCTTTATTAAAGGCCCCGCGGTCAAGCCGGGCTCCACTCGGCATGACGGACTTCGAGGCGGACGCGCGATCGAGCAGGCGCACGGTGCGTGTGGCCTTGTCGCGGGCGGTCTCGATGTTGGTCGACGTTGGGTGCCGCAAAAGCTCCCGGATGGCCCGCACCTGAGCGACTGCCTCCGCGGTGGACTTCGAGGTTTCGACCGCGGTGCTCGAGGTCTCCGGGAAGAGGCGCTGCGCAATCTCGCCTTTCAGCTCCGGAGCGAGCTGCAATGCCTGCCAGAACAGATTGCGGTGACCGTCGAGGAAGGCCCCCAAGATGGCCGGCGTCTCGATTTCGGAGACCTTCTTGGGTCTCTTCGGCGTGTCGTCCGGGGGCGAAATGAACTTGAGCGCCCCGATGATGCTTGCTTCGCGCAGCAAATTTGCACAGCTGTGCAAATATCGCTCGACGTCCGTCGGGTGCTGCGCCAGCTTCACGTAATTCAGGGCTTGGCGCCGTTTGAGGTCGCAAGCATCCTGGAGCCACGGCAGCCATTCACCGTGCCCAATAAGCTGCTCGCGTCCAGCGATGAGGTCCGCGCCGGTGGCCATCGCCAAGCGGACTTTGTCCGCGCCCAGTTCGCTCATTCGTTGACAACGGTCACGGATGCGGCGGGCGATCTGTTCGAGCGAGAGTAGTTGCGGATCCGCGGGGGTTGACCTATCTGTTCCGTGCATTTGAACAGTCCTTCTATTCGGGAAGGGTTGCTCGTCGAGGAGCAGCCCTTCCCACCTCCTCACCTCATTCAGTGCCGGCGACGCTCGGTGAGTCGCGCCCGGCTACCGATCGAAAGACAAAGTTCGACCGGTG